GTACGCTGTAGTTAATGACAACAAGATAGAGTTTGCTACAGAAGTAGAGAGAATAACACGAACTAAAAACGATAACAGAATACCTGATTGGCATTTTGATATATTAAAAGAGAGATATGATTATGATAAGACAGTATTTTACGAAAATACTCATTTCAAAAATGCAAGACGACAGATGTATGGAATGGCAAACGCAACGCCGTGCAGAACGTATGATATCGGAAATATACTTCATCATGAAAGTCACTACGCCAGTGCTTATTTTTCTGCTCCTTTCATACCTGACAGCACAGTTGTAGTAGATGCTATTGGAGAGTTTGATACAGCAAGTATTTGGGTAGATGGTGTAAAAGTATGGAATAAAACTTACCCATGGTCACTAGGATTGTTCTATAGTGCAATTACGAAAAGAATAGGACTTAAACCAAACGAAGATGAGTATATTACTATGGGCATGGCTGCCTTTGGGGATATATCTATAGATATGCAGGAAGAAATACACCAAAATAATCATAAAGGTTTTAAGAGACGTAAGTGGTTTTGGCACACTCCTGAAGATATAGCTGCGTCAGCACAAGCTCATCTAGAAACAGAGCTACTAGACATCTTTGCAAAAGCAAGGAAGTATGGACCAAATGTAGCGTATGCTGGTGGGGTTGCGTTAAACTGTGTGGCAAACAGTAAGATAAGACCTATGTTTGACAATATGTGGATATTTCCAAACCCAGGCGATGCAGGTAGTGCGTTAGGTTGCGTACTTGCAAAAACTAAACAGAAAATAAAATTCGAAGACACTTTCCTAGGACATGATATAACAAGAAGTATCAATCCTAAGTTAGTAGTCGATACACTACTTAAAAGAAAAGTAGTAGGAGTAGCAAATGGAAAAGCAGAATTTGGGCCTCGTGCCCTCGGGAATCGCAGTTTGCTTGGTGATGTTCGTTATGATATTAAAGACACAGTCAATAATATTAAGCGAAGACAAAAGTTTCGTCCTTTTGCTCCCGCAATCCTCGAGGAGTATTATGAAAAATATTTTGAAGGATACGGAAACGAATACATGCAATTCGTTGCAAAAGCGAAACACGACTACAGTTCTGTCACACACATTGATGGAACCTCAAGAGTCCAGGTGGTCAAGCCTAGCTCTAAGTCAGCACTGCGACCTATACTAGAAGAATATTACGAGAGAACAGGAGTACCTATGTTGCTCAATACAAGTTTGAATATTAAAGGCGAACCTATGGTTAATACTGTGGAAGACGCTGATAGATTTCAAAGCAACTACGGAGTGAGAGTATTTTGATTTACTGGAACGGATGTAGTTTTGTTAGAGGCATGGAGATACGCAACCGTCCTCGTGATATCTTTGCTAACATTGTTAGTGAAGAATTTGGTCAACCTTGGTGGGATAATGCTAAAGTTGGTGGAAGTAATGACAGAATATGGAGAACAACCATGGATGACATGATACGGAAACCAGCAAAGCTAGCCATCATCTGTTGGTCAGGAATAAATAGATTTGAGTATCTTGACGACCACAACACATGGAGAAGTGCAGTTTGGGTAAAGTATAAGTTTGATAAGAAAAATTTAAAAATTAGTGAACAATCAGAAACACACTTTCACCCACGCATGACATTGAAACAGTGGAAAGCTATACAGGGTTGGGCTATACACGTTCGTTCTATGAGATACAATATTATAAATACATTTAATCATATGATAAGTATAAAGTATTTTTTAGAATCAAAGAACATACCATATCTATTTTACAATTTGTCTGATGGACAAATACAACCCACACTAAAAATATTAGACGAGCAAAGAATGGAAGGCGCTAATAACTTGTGGGAGGTAGGACACATGAAGTTAAATGACTATCTAGATGAACTACCTCACTTGCAAGAAGAAGCTTTCTATGACATGTGTAAAAGAGAACAAGTGCCATTCGGACCGAAAGACCATCCATTAGAGGAAGGTCACAAGTTGATGGCAGAGAGAATTATTGGAGATATATATGATAAAAAACTGGATAAAGTCTTTAGTTAAGAAATGGAAAGCTTTGTGCTGGCAGTGGGAGAACCGCAACATGGTTGAGGACACTCACATTTATGAAGGCGAGGACAATTAAATTTTGTCCCAAAAAATCGTATCTAGCACTCAAAAAATAGTTCTTGACAGCAGCTCAAAAATCGTCTATAATATATCTATATTTTGGAGAGAGAAGCTAAGTGAAACAGATTATACCACCGACTAACTGTCCTTGTTGCGCTAGTATATTAGTATACCGCAATGACCAGTTATTTTGTGAGGACATTACTTGTCCAGCACAGTGGGATAAAAAAGTAGAACACTTTGCTTCGACTCTTAAGATAAAAGGACTCGGACCTGCAACTCTTAACAAGTTGCAAATCGAAGACTATGCAGAACTTTACGAACTAACAGTATCTGAAATAAGAGAAAGATTAGGAAGTACAAAGTTAGCTGAGAAACTCTTTGTCGAGATTGAGAAATCAAAACAAAGTAAGTTGGTTGATATTATACCAGCTTTCAGCATACCCCTTATTGGTCGGTCGGCTTCTCAAAAATTATGCGATAGAATATCACACATCGAAGATATTAGCGAGAAAAGTTGTACTGAAGCAGGTATCGGACCAAAAGCATCGGCTAACTTAATTCAGTGGTTAGAAACTGAATTCTACCCTAATCAATACTTGACAACACTACCTTTCAAATGGAATAATAAAGTAATTAGAAAAAAAGAGGTCATAGGAGTTGTTTGCATATCAGGTAAGTTAAAGTCATATTCGACTAAGGCACACGCCACTAAAGTTCTAAATGAATATGGTTTTACAGTAAAGAGTTCGTTGACAAAGGACTGCACTCATCTTATAAATGAGAGTGGAATCGAGTCAGCAAAAACAACGACAGCTCGTGACCGAGGTGTTATAATAATAAGTAATATTAAACATTTGATAGAGGAAAATAAAAATGGCATTACCTGAATGGACAGACGAAAGAACTCAACAATTAGTTGATTTCGTTGGAAGTGAGTCACCTATCTCACAAAACACAGTTGCTAACGCAGCTGATGAGTTAGAAACATCTGTAAGAAGTGTTTCTTCTAAACTCAGAAAAATGGGTTTCGAGGTTGAACTAGCTTCAGCTTCAGCTTCTAAATCATTCTCAGATGAGCAAGAAGCTACATTAAGCACATTCGTGCAAGACAATTCTGGCGTATACACATATGCTGAAATTGCTGGAAACTTTGAAGGCGGACACTTTAGTGCGAAGTCAATTCAAGGAAAAATCCTTTCTATGCAGTTAACAGAACATGTTAAACCTGCACCTAAAGTTGAGACTGTTAAGTCTTACAACGAGGAAGAAGAAGGGCAATTTGTATCATTAGTAAATGATGGTGCATTTATTGAGGACATCGCTGAAGCCCTAGGCAGAAGTGTAAACTCAATCAGAGGTAAAGCATTATCTCTTCTCAGAGCAGGAGAAATCAATGCTATTCCTAAGCAGAAAGAAACCAAAGGTTCAAGCAAAGCTGATCCTTTAGCAGGTGTCGACATTGACGGCATGACTGTTGAAGAAATTGCTGATGAAATCGGCAAAACAGTAAGAGGCGTGAAAACAATGCTTACTAGAAGAGGCTTACAGTGTGCGGACTATAACGGCGCTGCTAAAAAAGAAATAGGCTAAACTATTTCTATCCGAGGCGAGCAGTTCATCTATGGATTGCCTCGCCTTTTTTGTATATATTAACTTTGTTTTGGGAGAGACAGATTGACTTTAGAGAGTGCATTACTCAAACAAATACTTGCGAATGGCGACTTTGAGACTTGGAATGGTCTGAAAGAACACTATTTCCCAGAAGGTGAGTACCGAAAACTGTGGCGAATAGTAGACAAACATGTTCACAAGTATAACGATTTACCTAGCTTTGAAGATTTAAAGCTAGAAGTCCGTTCGCGTGATTTACAAGAAAAAATATATGCAATCGAAACAGTTGAAACAGATGTCGAGTCTATAATTCTATTAGACTATCTGAAAAATCAATTTACTCAATCCGAGATATTATCGAAAATCGAAAACTATGTTGACACACAAGTAGCTATATCAGATGCTAGAGAAAACATAGACCTACTACAAGAAATTGTTGTGCAAGTGGAAGATAGCGTTGACACCAACGACGAAGCTGACAACATGGAAACTGTAGAGCTTTTCGATAGTGATGAGGACTTAGCAAAGTTTTTACCGCTCGGGCTCAATCAAGAATACGACCTGGACTATACATTCTCTCCCAAAGACTTGGTAGTTATCGGTGGACAGCGTGGTGGAGGTAAGTCCTTTACCTGTTGTAACGTGGCAGCTGCTGCCCAAGATAAGGGCAAATCAGCACTATACTTTACTATTGAAATGGACACTAGACAAATGTTGCAGAGAATCTGTGGTATTCAGACAGGTGTTCCTAGTAAGCGAATCAAAGCAAAGAATCTTTCTCCAATGGAGTGGGATAAAGTTGCTCAATGGTGGGCTGCTAGATTCAATTCAGGAGAAGAAGTCTACAGTAAGTGGCAAGACCACCAAGATTTCGACAAGTTCCATTATGAACTTAGTAGAAACAGACTGAAAGAAGGACAACCTCTCATAGATATTCATTACGACCCATCACTTACTTTAGCGAAAATTATTAGCGTAGTAAGACAAAAGCAAGTCCAGTTACCAAACTTGGGCGTGGTCATAGTGGACTATCTAAACCAAGTGAAACGCCATAACGCACCAAATCGTTCAGGTCAGTATGATTGGACCGAGCAAATCGAGATCTCAAAAGGTCTCAAATCTCTCGCACAAGAGAGCAAAGTTCTAGTTCTCTCCGCTTTTCAGACTAATGAGAAAGGAGAGGCAAGATTCTCAAAAGGAATCTTGGATGCTGTTGATGCTGCTTACAGTATACAGCATTGGGGAGACGAAGAACCTTGTATTAAGTTTAAGTGTGATAAGATGAGAAGTGGAGCAGCAGAAAACTTCACCTCAGAAATGAACTGGGAAACCTTAAAGATTGGGCCTCACACTGCCCTTGACCCAGATGAAAAGTCAGAAATGAAAGAAGCAATGACAACAGGGGAAGATACATACGATCTATGATATTATACACAGAAAAACAACTTGAAGACGCATGGCACATTCATTGTGCAGAAATAGTATATAGCAACCAAGAAAGCACAGTATATTTAGCATATCCAACACTAGAGGAGTTCAGACCTATCTATGAAGAAATGATGGAGGATATATTAAGTGGTCGCACATGATAAGAAATGGTGTTATGTACATATACCTAAATGCGGAGGTATATCAATAACAAGAGCATGGTTAGCTCAACAAGACAAAAAATTTTTATTCCAACATAGAAATTGGCAAGTAGGATTAAATGCCGATTTTATTAGAGAGGGAATAGACAACAGAACAAAAGGAACAGTATTTAACAATATACACGCAACCTACGACCAGTTAGCAATACAGTACCCAAACTATAAGTATTATACTGTAATAAGAAACCCTCTCACAAGATGGGAAAGTCTTTATAAACACGCTTGTGATGAAGGCTTTATAGTAGACTGGGATATTATAACTTGGACAAAGAAAGCAATACAGTCCCTAGAGAATGGGGCATACTTCGGTACTATACAGAACTTAGATGTATTTGAAAAAAGTTTAGTTCGTATGGGCAGTTACCATGTGATGTATTTACCAGCATGGACATACTACAGAGAACCAGAAGTAGAAGTGCATAGACTAGAAGACCACACTATTTGGAAAGCTCTAGGAATAATAAGAAACAATCATCATGCCTCTATAACACAACTAGCAGGGTATGATAAAGAGTATGTAATGAAATTAATTTACGAATACTACAGGAAGGATTTTGAAAGATGGCAGATGACAGAGTAAGTAGAGAAACTGCAGAACTAGTACCTCTAGCACCACATACTTGGTATGTAAGAAAGATAGGGTGGCTACTAGAGCAACCTAAAGTAAAAGAGAATATAGTAAATGTTCCGCCCAATGAACCACTGAGAGAAGCACTAAAGAAAGAAGGAGTGCGTTCTCCATTTTTATGTATGCCAAACTGGTACCCGATTGCAGGAAGTCAAAGACTGAGAGTGCTTAGTGAGATACCTGAACTATGGGAACAAGAAGTAAGAGTATGCAGATTTGATAAAGAGTGGTGGCTACATTATTATTTATGGGGCGACACAGAATTTAGAGACAAAGCGGTTGCTGTTTGGTTTCAAATGGCAGAATTAGTATGGAAAAGTATGTACTATGAGAATGATGAAAAATTTAGGGAGTACGAAAGATTAGGAGATGAATTGGAATGGAAACACAAGTCAAAGTTAACGGACAAGTAATAATTCTAGCAGACACAAATCCTTTACATCATGAAGGGTATTGTCAATGGAAAAATATAAATACAAAACAAATATGGAATGTTGATGGCAGCGAAGCACAAGTATGTTTCAATGCAGAGTTAGCAGAGCAGAAAGAGATTACTTTTCTAGCCCCAGTAATAACACGACCAAATACTATAGAAATATGTAGAAACAATAAAATAATAGAGCATACATGGGTAGAGACAATAGACACAGAATTAGACCAGAATCAAATTATGGTACATGATTTATATGATGGCAACATATTTGTAGATGTATGGGAAAAAGGTGTAGGTTATGTACCTAGTTGCGGAACAGGAGCTGCATCTGCAGCACTATTCGGTAATAATACATTTATGGATGTATATTGCAGAGGCGGTAAGTATACAATCAAAAAGGATTATTACAGTTGGACTATGGAGGCGGAAAATATTTCTTGACAAATCCTTAAAAATTTGTTATAATATATGTAATTATGATAGCTGAAGAACTTCTTAGAGAAAAAGGAATTGATTATCGTCTTTCGGGTAAAGACGCAATAATCTCATGTCTGAACCCAGAGCATGACGACACTAATCCATCAATGAGGGTGGACAAAATTACAGGCATATTCCATTGTTTCTCTTGCGGTTACAAAGGTAATCTATTTAGTTATTTTGGTGCACCAGCATCACCGTTAGAAGTGAAGATGCACCGCATAAAAGAAAAGGTCAATAAAGTTAAAAGCGAAACTGTCGGTATCCAACTCCCAAAGGATCGAGTGATGTGGAAAGGTGGCGGACTCAGAAATATATCTGAGGAAACTCTCGCAATATGGGATGCATTCACATGGAGTGCTCCCCAGTTCGAGAACCGTATCATCTTTCCTATTCGTGACATTCGAGGCAAGACAGTCGCACTGATAGGTAGGAGTTTAGATGACTTCTCACAAATGAAGTATTACATCTATCCGAATGGCGTAGAAATGCCATTCTGTCCAGCAAAAGTAAAACCTATGCAGAATAGAGTTATATTGGTGGAGGGCATATTTGATGCTCTTAACCTTTGGGATAAAGGTCTCAAAAATACAGTGTGTACATTTGGCACACAACAAGTGAATTGGGTCAAACTAAGTCTGCTGAAACTACAAGGTGTTCAAGGCTTAGACATTATGTTTGACGGGGATGAGGCGGGTATAAAAGCTGCTGAGCAAGCCAAAGGCTTGGCTGAGAAACTGGAGCTCTCAGCAAGAGTAGTAAAACTAAGGGATAATGTAGACCCTGGTAATTTAACAAAACCAGAAATAGAAAGATTAAAGGAAAAATTATATGGCTAATGTAGCAATAATAGAAAAGACAATGTCAAGTACTAACTATGATAAGTACTTTGACTTTGAGCATGACAGATTTGCGTTATGTTCAGATAGTTCAAAACAGAAAATTTTGAAAAGAGATGTTGATATTGAAATCGATATCGATTCGTACGAATGGCTCATTCTTGTAGGTTCAGAGCCTTTCAAACATTTCACTAAAAAGACATCAATAACAGAGTACAATGGAAAAATAATTGATGATAGATTTTTGGCTTTGATAAACCCTGCAATGATTAAGTTCAGACCAGAGGCAAAGAAGTCATTCGAGGAAGCCGTTGAGAGTATATCGGGATATGTAAGCGGAGAGCTTACACAGAAATCCTTAGGCGAAGATAGATGCTTTGGTATACAAGATTCAGAACAGCTTCATGCGTACCTACAAGATGCGCTAGACCATCCAAATGATTTCGTTGCACTTGACTCCGAGACATCAGCACTATATTGCCGTGATGGCTATATGCTTGGTTTCTCTATGTCATACAAAAAAGAACATGGTGTATATGTAGATACAGAGTGTATAGATGAAAAAGCAGAACAAATGATGCAAACACTATTCAGCAAGAAACGAGTTGTATTTCACAACAGTAAGTTTGACTTGCAGTGGTTTGAGTATCATTTCAACTTTGAGTTTCCACACTTTGAAGATACTATGCTTATGCACTATATGTTTGACGAGAATCCTGGTACGCATGGTTTGAAACAACTTGCTATTAAGCATACAGACTATGGAGATTACGAGGCAGAACTCGACAACTATATCAAAGATTATTTGAAACGCACAGGAATACTTAAAGCTAGTTTCAGTTATGATTTGATACCCTTTGAGGTAATGAAGAACTATGCTGCAATGGATGCTGTAGTTACTTTCTTATTGTTTGAAAAATTTGAGAGTGCTATATTGAAGAATGAAAAACTATATTGGGTTTACAAGAATATTCTTATAGAGGGTGTTCGATTCTTAAAAGATGTAGAATCCAATGGCGTACCTTTTGATAAGACTCGACTAGAGTTTGGACAAAAGAGAATGGGAGAAGATATACAAGCTGCAGTTGATGCACTTCAAGCTTTCCCAGAGGTCAAAGCATTTATAGCTGCAAAGGGTGGGTTCAATCCTAACTCTACAGTTCAATTACGAAGTCTATTGTTTGACTACATAGGCTTAGCCCCAACGGGTAAGAAAACGGGTACTGGTGCTGATAGTACTGATGCGGAAGTATTGGGTATACTAGCAGAACAACACGAAGTACCAAAACACATTCTTGAAATTCGTCAAAAGGTTAAAATTAAGAATACATATCTTGATAAAATTATACCTAACTTGGACAAGGACAGGCGACTTAGGACGAATTTCAACCTTCATGGTACAACTTCGGGCAGACTTTCATCAAGTGGTAAACTAAACATGCAACAGCTTCCAAGAGACAATCCTACAGTAAAGGGCTGTATCAAGGCAAAGGCGGGTCATAAGATAGTTGCCATGGACTTGACAACCGCAGAAGTATATTGTGCGGCTGTACTTGCAAATGATAAAGGTCTAATGAATGTGTTTAAGTCTGGAGGAAACTTCCATAGTACGATTGCAAAGCAAGTGTTCAGACTTCCTTGTGAAGTAGAACAAGTTGCAGAGTTATATGGAGACAAAAGACAACAAGCGAAGGCAGTTACCTTTGGTATCATGTACGGAGCTGGCCCGAAGAAAATTAGTGAGCAGGTAACTAAGGATAGTGGAAGTGTATTTAGTATGCAAGAAGCTCAATATGTTATCAAAGATTACTTTGAGGCTTTCCCTAAACTGCGAGAATGGTTGAACAACATGCAGAAGTTCATTCAAGCAAATGGTTTCATTTATTCTCATTTCGGAAGAAAGAGAAGATTACCAAATGTATTCTCGCAAGACAAGGGAATCGCTGCTCACGAAGTAAGGTCTGGAGTAAATGCACTTGTTCAGTCTGTATCATCTGACATCAACTTGCTTGGTGCGATAGATACACAGAAGTATATTCGTAAGACTGGCATGAAAGCAAAAATATTTGCGCTAGTGCATGACTCCATACTTGCTGAAGTTCCAGAAGATGAGATAGAACTATATAGTGCTAAACTAAAAGAGTTTATTCAGAAAGATAGAGGACTGTCAATACCTGACGCCCCTGTTGGATGTGACTTTGATGTTGCTGATGATTACTCACTAGGTAAGTTTGAGAAATTATACGGACTATGAGTTTAGTTACAGTAATAAAGCACTATGATGAATTAACAACTGATGAACTTTATAGAGTTATTCAGTTGAGAATACAAGGTTTTATTGTAAGAAATGGAACTTGTTATCAAGATCTTGAAGCGCATTATGATAAAGAGCAGTGGTATATGATGACATATGACACAGTTCTTGGTATGCAACCGCAAGTTATGGTGGGCGTAAATGCATTGTGTACTAATAAAGTATTTACAGGGGATGATGGTACAGAGTATCGCTACCCTGCGTTTCGTAGACAATCGTGGGTTGATGCCTACAAGGGTGGAGCATCAACCTATGACCTTACTATCGGTAAAGAGTTTTGTGAAAAACAATTCGATAGTCCTAACATGATGTGTGAAATAACATATGAAAAAGGTAGAGATGTATTTTTAGATTTTGGTATGATAGAAGTAGGAACAAATGTAGACCCAGCAGGTAGAAGAAACTGGGTTTTTATCTATGAGGAATAGTATGAAAAAATTTATTTTATGGGTAGTGGATTGTTGGAGATTAGTAATGGATAATAGATATAATCCATTGAAACATATTCCAGACCCTAGTTTACAAATGTACTTCACATTAGTATTGTTTACAATGTGGTCAGTATATTTTGGAGCAGTCGCAACTTATTATATGGGTTGGTATGGATATAATACAGTAACAAGTATAGTAGTTCATCTAGCCGTTTTGATTCCATTAGGATTTACAAATGCAATATTTTTAGATGCAGAAAGAGATGGCGCACAATGGTTGAAGGACTGGAGAAACGACAAGTAAGTGAAAGTATTGATATTTGGTCAGTCTGGTTCAGGCAAGACTACTCTATGTAAAAACATAGTCGATATAATGGGCGATAGAGTCGTTCATATCAATGCGGATGAAGTTCGTAAAGAAGCAGATGATTGGGACTTTTCAGAACAAGGTCGTTGGAGACAGTTTAGAAGAATGTTGAACAAGGCAAATGCTGTATCAGAAAGTGGTAAAGTTGCCTTAGTAGATTTTATATGCCCATACAAGTCAGGTCGAGAGCAGTTTGATGCCGACCTGATTATTTTTATGTCAACAGTAGTGAATGGTAAGTATGAAGATACTAACAAGATATTTGAATGGCCGCACTGGAGTGAGTATGACTTCGATATACATGAGTGGGATGATGACGATCCTGTTGATGTATGTTGGACTATAGGTAAAAGATTATGGCAAGATGATATGCCAACAGTACAAATGCTTGGTAGGTGGCAACCATGGCATGAGGGACACCAAGCCCTACTAGATAGATGTCTAGAGAAAGCGCCACAAGTAGATATACAAATAAGAACAATGCCTTGGGGTGACAATAACCCCTTTAGTGTACATGAAGTACAAACAAATTTAAGAAACAAACTAGCACATCTAGCTGGTATAGTATCAATATCCATAGTGCCAAATATAGTAAATATTACATATGGCAGAAAAGTAGGGTATACTATAGAACAAGAACATTTTGAGAAAGAAATTGAAAACATTAGCGCAACAAAAATACGAAATAATACAACCGATTAGTTTCAGAGCTGATGTTGAATATTTATTGGATAAAGCAAATAAACTAAAAAAGAAAGACTATACACATAAAGATGGGACAAAAGTTCCCAACTATAAGTTTGCACATTACCATGATGATGAAATAGAAGGCTTCCTAGAAACTATGCCTTTTCTCTCAAAGTGTAAATACAGAACAAGTTTTGTCTGGCTTACTAAGAATAGTGTATTGCCATGGCATACAGACAAGAATAATAAGTGTACTATAATATGGTCACTTGCAGGTGGGTGGGATAACTCAACTACATACTTTAGACATCCAAGTCAGACTGGTGGCAACAGAGGAGACCATGATAGAAAGTGGGTATACAAAGATGCTTTAATAGATACACAGATAGAACATAAAGTAAAAGTTAGAAAAGAAGATAAAATTATGTTTAAAATATCTATAATTGATAAGGACTTCCAATGGTTAGTCAAAGAGTGGGAAACTTGCTATAAAGGATTTAAGATAAGTCGTGATTAAATTTCCAGCATACATACTTTCAGACGAGCCAGAAGAGATAGATGGATTAGTATTGATTGGCGACCAGATAGTAGACGATAGAAATATGACTGGTAAAACACTAGGAATGAGAAGATTACAAAGCCCTATGAAAAGTATCTATCCGCTTCGTTATCAGATTGATGATGAAATAGGAATGATGAAACATAGAGGCAAACATTTCATAGATACAAATGGAGTGTATTGGTACAATGAGAAAACAGGAACTGCCCAACTCAAATATCATAAAATAAGAAAAGTAGAAAAGAAAGATATTGCCACAGTTGTGTGGTTAAAGGATGTTCCTTTCCCTTTTGTAGAGGCACGACCTCCGCAAGAAGGTAACTCATGGGCAGGAGTTTTGTACAAGAAAGGAATACCATGGAAGATATGGGAATATTGTGAGGAGCAGAAGAAAGATACATGGCGGAAAATTTAGTTATATTCTACAAGGCAATAACTTGGAGAATAATAGCAACAACAATAACATTTTTAATCGCTTGGGCAATACTCGGCAAAATCGAGTATGCGGCAGGCATAGCCTGGCTTGATATGTTAGTCAAGCTAGTAGCATATATGGGGCATGAAAAGATATGGTTATCAATATCGAAAAACTCAAAAGTAAGTTAGAAACAAATATAGTATTAATCACATTTGAAAGTTTAAAGTCTGGCAAAGTATATTCCAGAGAGTACACTTTAAATGAGAAATACATGGAAGTTCCTAATCATATAAAAAATCAAAGTGGAGATACTTTGATATGTTATGATGTAGAATTTAAAAAGTGGGAAGACTTACAACTTTACACTATACAACAATTTAAAGTAGTAGAATGATAATGGTTATTAATAATTTCTTTACGGATGAACAGTGTGCGTTTTGGCGCTCTTACTGTTCTTTTGCTAGTAATAATGATAGTTTAGAAGTAGCATTAAAAGTACAAGAAGTGCCACAAAAAGTAGATAGAAATTATTACACCTTACTAAGTAAATATAACTTTATGGATGAAGTAAAGTATCTTGCAGAGAAAAATTTTAAGAAAAAGTTATATTTTCAAAAAAGAAACTATGGACATATAATGCATTATCACACTCCTGGACAAGGATTGAGGTGGCATGCAGAACCTAATATTAGTACTGTATCAGTATCTATCAACATATCAGAAGAATATGAAGGTGCTGAATTACAGTTTAGACAAGAAGATTTACAACTGCCATATAAAAGCGCAGTATTTTACGATAGTAACTTGGCACACAGAGTCAGTCCTCTTACGAGTGGTGAAAAGATGAGTATAGTTATGTGGCTACCAAATAAGGAACAATTATGTGTGGATTCGTAGTAACAACTAGAAGGCATGATATAGAATACATGACCATGAGACAGAAACATCGTGGTCCAACAGATACAGGTTACTATAAAGATGGTAGGTTTGCTTACGGGCATGTTTTACTTGATGTAAATGGAGAGCATCAAGTACAACCTTACAAAACAAAGAAAGGAAATATTCTAGTATTCAATGGAGAAATGTATGATTCTAATGTTAGTAATGATACAGCTTTTCTAGGAAATGGGCTAGATTTATTCGGATATAGATTTATTGGAAGCACTGACTTTCATGGCTCGTTTGTATATCACAATAAACAAACAAATAAATTAATCATAGTACGAGATCACTTTGGGGCAAAACCTTTGTGGATTTATAAGAAAGGTAATGATATTACTGTTAGTACTAGTTTGAGAAGTATATATTGGAAAGAAACTAATAAAGATGAATATAATATGTACATGCACAACCCTTTATGGTTAGGAACAAAGTCTCCATATAAAGATATAATTAAAGTTGCTCCTGGTCAAATGTGGATTTATGATTTAAAGACAAACAAAATGGAACAAAAGAATCTATGGGCAAATATGAGAATTGGGTCAAAGGAAATAGACTTGGCAGAGTTCAAAGAAAACTGTATCAATGGAATAAAAAAGGTTGCAAAGAATAAACAAAAAACAGCATTATTCCTTAGTGGAGGATTAGATAGTACTTGTGCACTAGGTGTGCTCAAAGAAGAAGATTTGAACTTGACTGCGTACATCTGTAATTATGGTAAGGGTGGAGAGCTTTTTCACGATCATGATGGATTTAGAAATGAGGCAAGAATGGCAGTACAAACTTGTCAAGAGTGGGGAGTTCCTTATAAAGTTGTAAATCTAAACTATGAATCTTTACATCACTATCATAGAATGTGGTTAGCACATACACACTATCCTTGGGTAGATAGAAATAGAACAGCTCCTAGATTTGCACTGTGTAAAGCGGCAAGTCGTGACGGGTGTAAAGTAGTTCTAACTGGAGATAGTGCCGATGAATTATTTACAGGATATCAACATCATGATAGATACTATGATGATGAATATAATAAAGAAACAATAGAACAATATTCTACAAGACAACAGTGGATTCCAAGACAGATATTTAGTGAAACAGACCACAAGAATAATGCTTTATGGTATGATTTAGTGAGTACATCAGAACAAAATATACTGACAACTGACCAAACCTGCGGTATGTGGGGATTAGAAAGCAGACCAGTATTTTTATCACAAAGTTTTGTAAGATACATGATAGGTATAGAAAGCGGAGTAAAATTCACTAAGCATCGTAAGTATCAGTTAGGGACATATAAGTATCTATTAAGAGAAGTTATGGCGGACTATTTACCAAATCATGTCCGTAACAGAATGAACAAAACAGGGTGGTCATCCCCTTGGGATAATAACCATCCAGAGTTGACTAAGCTATGGAAGCTACAAGATTTGGAATTTATTGCAAACTTATGAAGGCAGTATACTCTAACAGAATCTATCTTTCTGTAGATACAAAAACAAGTTCGGATATCGAAAAGGAGCTTACATATACAATAGCACCGCGTATTCCGACTGACCCACCTATCGTGTTCAAAACAATACGATGGATAAAAGAGGGATTGATTTCCATACCAATGGGTAGAGAGGATTTAGTCCCATCAGATTACGAGATTATCGACAAGCGAGTAACATCGCCAGTCGAACTACCTGACTTTGCGTACACTTTACGACCTTCCCAGCAGAAGGTACATGACGAGGTACAAGACAATGCGATAGTTAACGCATGGGTAAGTTGGGGAAAGACAATAACGGCTTTGGCTATAGCTAAGAAGTTAGGTCAGAAAACATTAGTTGTTACCCACACAACTAACTTAAGAAATCAGTGGGAAAAAGACGTACAAAATTGTTTTGGAATACAAGCAGGGAGAATCGGGTCAGGTAGCTTTGATACTTCGTCCCCAATCGTTGTCGGGAATATCCAAAGTTTGTACCGAAAAATGGACGACATCAAACAAGTTTTCGGAACTGTGATTTTAGACGAGATGCACCATGTTAGTAGTCCGACTTTTACTCGGATTGTTGATGAAATGCCTTGTCGTTATAAGATAGGTTTGACAGGAACACTAGAAAGAAAGGATGGACGCCATGTGGTTTTTAGAGATTACTTTGGTCACAATGTAATGAAACCACCAAAAGAAAATTACATGACTCCTAGGATTGATGTAATTAAGTCCGAGATACGCTTCCTTGATGGTGCGTATACGCCTTGGGCAGAAAGAATAAATCATCTTGCATTTAATGAGGAATATGTTCATAGTGTAAGTATGATTGCTGCAAAATATGCCGCACAAGGACACAAAGTTTTAGTAGTGTCTGACAGAGTAGCTTTTCTAAAGGCATGCTCTGAATTGTGTGGCGATAAAGCAGTTTCCATAACAGGAGATATGGAGTTTGCTGAAAGAGATAAAGTAATGAATCAAATAAAGAAAGATAAAAATATTTTGTTTGGTACACAGTCTATATTCTCAGAAGGCATATCATTGAACGATTTAAGTTGTTTAGTGTTGGGTACACCAATAAATAATGACCCTCTGCTAACACAGCTAATCGGTAGAGTAATAAGAGAGAAGGAAGGAAAACAACAACCTGTGGTTGTAGACATTCATCTCAAAGGAAAAACGGCAGCCCGTCAAGCAAATGCAAGACTGGGCTACTACATGAAACAAGATTACGAGGTAAATATACTATGAGTAATGAAAAAACAATACAGTTAAATATTGAGGAAATGCGCAAGAATAAAGTATTTCTTGCTACACCTATGTATGGTGGTATGTGCAATGGACTTTATACTAAGTCTTTAATGGACACTACTGCAGTATGTATGAATCACGGATTGCAGTTGCAAATTTACTATATGTTTAACGAATCACTTATTACTAGAGCTAGAAACTATTGTGTTGCTAACTTTCTTAAAAGTGATGCAGAGTACCTACTTTTTGTAGATAGCGATATAGCTTGGAATGCAATGGACTTACTTTATATGTGGCATTTACTTGCTACAAGAAAGGAAGAATTAAAAGTTTTCTGTGCATTATATCCTAAGAAAACTATTGCATGGGAGAAAGTACTTAGAGCAGCAAAAACAGGGTTATATGACGAAGACCCTATGGCACTAGAAAAAGTTGCAGGAGATATGGTGTTTAATCCTTTACCAGATGAGCATCCAGATGGGCAAGCCCCTATCTACGAACCTGTAAAAATAAAAGAAGGTGCAACAGGATTTATGTTTATACATAGGTCTGTCTTTGAAGAATATGACCAGCATCACCCTGAAAGACTATACACTCCTGACCATATAAGAGAAGGAGAGTTTGAGACTGGTGAGCAAATAATGGCATACTTTGATTGCATAATCAATGAACAGAACAGATATCTTAGTGAAGATTATATGTTCTCTGAAACTGTAAGAAATTTTGGAGTAGACATATGGTGTTTACCTATGATAGAATTAATGCACTGCGGCAGTCACATATTTCAAGGTAAATTGATTGATATGGCTCAGGCAGGAGTACACGCAACTTTAGATCCTGACGATGTTGGTAAGGTACATAAGCGGAAGTTAGGCACGTTGCCACAAACACCTGCTCCTGACCAAGCAACAGCAGATAGTAATAAAGCTGAGAAAAATAGTTCTTGACACGAGTTTGAAAATTTGTTATAATATGTTGTTATTTGATTGGAATAAGATTGTAAAAGTAAGCAAAGGGAATGTTGGTGACATCATTCAGATCCTTCGTATTATAACTTACAAGATTCAACCAAAAAACTACTATGATAAAACATTTAAGTTTTACAAGTACAAGTTCGGAGGCAAGTCTTATCTTCTTAACCCAAAAGATTTACTTGAACGAGGACGAGCATACAGTGATAAAGAGGTAGCAGAATATGCAGGTGTCGCATCATTCCGCAACTATCACAACTATGTTAATACAAAAGACACCACACTAGATCATTTGATGTGTCCAATATCAGATGATATAATTAATAATAACAGACTGCTTGAAGTGAAAGATGGACGGGTACACTTTCTTTTCGAGGAGACATTAGGAGAATAAAAATGGCAATTGGATTCAACCAAACCAAGGGCTCAGCCCAAAAAAATAAAATCGAAACCTATAACTATGCAGGTAAAGAAGATCATCATCTAAGAATGGTTGGTGACTTACTACCTAGATATGTCTATTGGATTAAAGGAGAAAATGGCAAAAACATTCCTATGGAGTGCTTATCTTTTGACAGAAACTCTGAAACCTTTAACAACAAAGAACATGACCATGTTCGTGACTTTTACCCAGACTTAAAATGTGGATGGTCTTACGCTGTCCAGTGCATTGATTACGCTGATAAAACTGTTAAAGTTCTTAATCTAAAAAGAAAATTATTCGACCAAGTTATAGTCGCCATGGAAGAGTTGGGAGACCCAACAGACCCAGTCACAGGATATGATATCCATTTCAAAAGAAAGAAGACTGGTCCACAGGTGTTCAATGTCGAATATCAATTACAGGTTCTTAAGTGCAAACCAAGAGAACTAGATGACTGGGAGAAAGATCTAATGGCTGAATTAAAGTCAATGGATGATGTTTTACCAAGACCAACTGCAGATGCACAGTTAGAGCTTCTTAGAAGAGTCAACGACTCAGGTAGTGAAACTCCTGAAGATGTATCAAGCGAATTTGACATATCATGATAGGCGTTGGAGAGAAGTTCCCTGCCTTTACACTGCAGGGTGTAGACAAAGATAATAACTTTGTAACAGTATCTGTCACAGAACAGTACGAACCTTTGAAAAAAGATTACACAGTTATATACTTCTATCCAAAAGACTTTACTTTCATATGCCCAACAGAAATTGCGGGAATGGATATGTTAGTAGAGGAA